AGCTCAAGGCGGGTCAAACTACTACAAGAATGTCTTACTTGGATCAGAATACATCTATTGGATGGATCACCAAGCTTCTGGATTAAGTGGCGGCGGAACTGTGTGGGGAACAAATGCTCAAGGCATTACGTTCAAAACATTAACGCTTCCTATTACGCTCTCATTAACAGGTGGCGTTTCACAAAATAGTATAACAAGCGCTGATATTCGTGCTGGATATGACTTATTAGCTGATGCAGAAACGATTGATGTCAACTTAATCGTCATGGGTCCTCATTCATTAGCTGATGGTAAGTATGTTATCCAAAACATTGCAGAAACACGCATGGATTGTATGGTATTCGTATCACCGCCGCTAGCAACTGTATTAAACAATCCGGGTGATGAAGCTACGGATATTCTTGCGGCTCGTACAGATGCCGCGTTCAACGTCAGTAGCTCCTATGCTGTCATGGATACAGGTTGGAAGTATCAATACGACAAATACAATGACGTATATCGCTGGATCCCGCTTAACGCGGACATTGCAGGTCTCTGTGCTCGCACCGATTCAACAAACGATCCGTGGTGGTCACCCGGCGGATTAAACCGTGGTCAAATCAAGAACGTTGTCAAGCTTGCGTACAAGCCTGATAAAGCAGATCGTGACCTTCTATACAAGAAGGGTGTAAACCCTGTTGTTTCCTTCCCAGGTGAAGGCACCGTATTGTTTGGTGATAAGACACTTCTTTCGAAGCCATCTGCATTTGATCGTATCAACGTTCGTCGCTTATTCATCGTGCTTGAAAAGGCGATTGCAACAGCGTCGAAGTTCCAATTGTTTGAATTCAACGATGCGTTTACTCGCGCCCAATTCCGTAACTTAGTTGAACCGTTCTTACGTGATGTACAAGGTCGTCGTGGTGTATACGACTTCCGCGTAATCTGTGACGAAACCAACAACACAGGTGAAGTTATTGATCGCAATGAATTCGTCGCGGATATATACATTAAGCCCGCTCGTTCAATCAACTTCATCACGCTAAACTTCATTGCAACCCGTACTGGCGTCGCATTTGAAGAAGTCGTTGGCGCCTAATTTAAAGGAGAATTATAAGTCATGAATATTAACGCATTTAAGACACAATTATTAAACGGTGGCGCCCGTCCAAATCAATTCAGAGTAACATTGAATTGGCCTGCAGGTGTAGGAAGTCCGGGTGGCGATCATAACATTCTTGTGACCTCAGCCGCATTACCTGCGTCAAATGTAAACCCCACTATCGTATCCTATCGTGGTCGCGAAGTGAAGTTTGCAGGTGAACGCACCTTTGATCCGTGGACCGTGTCCATCATGAATGACACAAAGCTTACCTTACGTAGTTACTTCGAAAAGTGGTCATCACTCATGAACGAATACGTAAACAATGGTGGCACGACTGCACCAGGTGGGTACATGGCAGATTTAATCTGTGAACAACTTGATCGTAATGATGAAGTTATTCGCACCTATAATATCAAGAATGCTTTCCCAACCACTGTATCAGAAATTTCATTAGCGTATAATGCGAATGACACGATTTCAGAATTCAACGTGACATTCAATTATTCGCACTTTGAAGTCGCTTTACCGTAATTTAAACTAGGATCATAATATTATGGAAATTTTTGGATATTCTATTTCTCGGAAGGAACCGGCACGTACAGAAAAAAGTATCGTGCCGCCTTCTGAGGATGGAGCCGTTGATTCATTTAAAGCTAGTGGGTATTATGGCACCTATCTAGATTTAGATGGCGGCGCAAAAACAGAAGCAGAACTAATTAAAAAATATAGAGATTTGTCAATGAACGCAGATGTTGATATGGCGATTGAAGATATCGTCAATGCGGGCGTTGCAAATTTTGAAAACGACGAACCTGTAAAGTTAAATTTACAGGACGTTGTTGTTTCTGATAAGATTAAAAAACTTATTGAACAAGAATTTAAATTTATTAGCAGAAAATTAAATTTCCGCAACAAAGCGCATGATTATTTTCGGCGCTGGTATGTTGACGGAAGATTATACTTTCATAAAGTCATTGATACGGCAAATCCAAAACAAGGTATAACAGATATTCGGTATATTGACCCCCGTAAAATTCGTAAGATCCGTGATGTTCAGAAAGAAAAGGATCCGAAAACGGGTGTTGAGTTTATCAAAAAAGTCGATGAATATTATGTGTTCAATGACAAGGGACTCGGCACGTTACGTAATGTAACCATACCTACCCAAGGATTACGTATCAGTAAAGACGCGATTGCGTTTTGCCCATCAGGGTTGGTTGACATGGATACCAATATGGTATTGAGTTATCTCCATAAGGCAATCAAACCTGCTAACCAACTTCGTATGATGGAAAATGCGTTAGTCATTTATCGACTAGCTCGTGCTCCTGAACGCAGAATTTTTTACATTGATGTAGGTAACTTACCCAAGATAAAAGCTGAGCAGTATTTAAAGGATATCATGAACCGATATCGCAACAAGCTCGTGTATGACGCGGATTCAGGTGAATTGCGTGATGACAAAAAATACATGAGTATGTTAGTAAGATTTTTGGCTTCCTCGTCGTGAAGGTGGAAAAGGCACACAAATCGAAACATTGCCAGGTGGAAATAATCTCGGTGAAATTGCTGATATTCAATATTTCCAACGTAAGTTATATGAAGCATTGAACGTACCTGTTTCTCGTCTTGAACAACAAAGTGGATTAAATTTTGGTCGTGCTGCTGAAATCAGTCGTGACGAATTAAAATTTGCTAAATTTATTAATAAGCTCCAAAATAAATTTGCCACCTTGTTTACTGATATTTTAAAAACCCAGTTGTTGTTAAAAAATATCATTACAGAACAAGATTGGGAAGATATTCGATACGACATTAAATTTGATTTTGAACAAGACGCTTATTACGCTGAATCAAAACAACAAGAAATGATACGCTCACGCGCTGAAATTCTTGCACAGCTCGATCCATACGTGGATAAATATTTCAGTAAAGAATATTTACAAACACAAGTCTTACAATTTTCTGAAGAAGAAATTGCTAAGATGGAAAAACAAATTAAAGAAAATCCAGGAATTATTCCAATAGAAAATACCCCACCGGGAGAATCCGCATGACAAATATTCGTTCATTAGTTGATAATATTACTGCAAATGACAACGTATCAGCTTCACAAAAAATTGCCGATATCATGGCAGAAAAATTAGAAGCGTTACTTGATCTTGCAAAAATCGAAGTTGCCCAAGGCATGTTCAATACGTGTGAAGAATGTGAAGAACCTGTACTCACACAAGAACAATATGATGCACTATCAGAAGAAGAAAAAGCTGACTACGAAGAACTTGATGAAGCCCTAAAGGGTAACCAACATAAGATTGATGCTAACAAAAATGGCAAACTCGATGCTCAAGACTTCAAGATGCTTCGTGCTAAGAAAGGCATGAAGGAAGAAAATGAAGTTGAAGAAGCTTATACTGATCCGTATGCTGCCAAGAAAGCTGCTGAAATGAAGAAGGCTCATTCCTCAATTATGGCTGATGCCAAGAAAGAATTTGATGCCGCAAAGAAAACAAAGTTTGCTAAGAACTTCATGAAGTTGAAAAAGGAAGAAGTAAACCTTGATGAAAAATTAGAAGAAGAAATAAATACTAAAAGTTCTGAAGAAAGAGAACGAGAAAAGGTTGCGAGATTTGCTAAGCAAGCACGTAATAAACTTGTGAAAGATATGAAATCTGATTTAAAAAGTAAAGCTATAACACATGATGATAATACTCTTGATGCTTATAATAGAACAATAAAAAAAGTAATTAAATTAAATAATACTCTCAAAAAAGCTCAAGAAGAAGTTGAACAAATTGATGAATTAAAAGCATCAACACTTGGAAACTATGTAAGTAAGGCAGCGGTAAACATGTCAGCATCAAATATGAAAGGTGACATGAAAAAGACCATGAAGCGTGCTGCAGGCATTAATAAAGCAGCTAAAAAAATGAAGGAAGAAGTTGAACAAATTTATGAAATTTCTCAATTTAAAAAGAATGAAATTGCACATGAATTACGTCATGAAGATGAAGCAATGGAGCGTGAAGCCGCAAAGAAACGTAAATATGCACCAAGTAAACAAGAACCCCACGCTGTACACATTGGTGGTAAAAAGTGGAAGTCCTTTGGGTCACAAGCACATGCTTCAGCTGTTGCAAAAAAATTAGAAGCCAAGGGAAAGAAAGCTACAGTGCATAAAGAAGAAGTTCAAATTGATGAAGTCATCACAAAGAAAACACCTACAGGTGAAGTCATCAGTGATTTCGTACATTCAAAGAATCCTATGTTTAAGGGCAAGAGCAAAAAGGAACGTATTCGTATGGCCTTAGGTGCGAAATACGCCATGATGAAAAAGGGAAAATAAGATGAAATCGTTCAGGGACATTCGTACAATATCAGAGAAGAAAATTAGTCATTTTTGTGCCACCCACGGCGAACATGCTACGTGGGGTAAAGGTACAATGATAACTGAAATGCATACGTTAGATGAAGCTGGACATATCAGCCACTATGATGTAGAATTTGATCATGGGATTGAACGTAATGTCCCTGTTACTGAATTATTCAATATGATTGGCGAAACGCATGAACATAAGATGAATAAAAAGAAAAATAAACAAGTCGCTGAACAAGCTGACTTGCAAGGTTCGTCAGTAAAAAAAGTGCCGTATGTCGAACTTGACATGAATAATTTAGCTAAGAGTGCTGCTGATTTAGTTGGCGAGGATGATGGTCCTCATACGAGTAAGCTCACAGGAACGGAAGTAGCAGGGTATGAAACAATGGCTGATCCTACAACTGTAGTGAATCAACCTACATCAGTAGGAAATGTAGATGCTGAAGATAAGCGTGCATCACGTATAACAGGGAAGCCATTCAAAACATTACGTAAAAAACAATCTGGGTATGGTCCTGAAGATTTGTCAGGTGCCGTTGCAGGTGTTGCATTGGGCGAAGCTGTTAAAACACAAGCTGATAAAGGTGAATATGATTATGAAGGTGACATGGCAAAATCAGCCCTTCGTACTATCATTCGTAACGCTCAAATGATGCATGATATGTTAGGTGAAGATACTAATCTTCCTGAATGGGTTGCTAGTAAGATTACCTTAGCAGAAGATTATATTGTATCTGCTGCACAATACATGCAATCTGAAATGAACGAAGATACACTATCTGAACTCAAGCGTTCAACATTAGCTGCCTATGTAAAAGATGCTTCGATGGATATGGCAAATACTGCTGCACATATTACTCGAAAGCAAATGAAAGGAGTTACAATAAAAGGATATCCTTTTAAAGCAAATGTAGATAATGATATAAAAAGATTTCGAAAGAGACAAAAGGGTATTTCACAAGCATCAAAGAAATTAGGGAAAGACTGATGTTAACGTTTAAAGAGTTTCTTGCTGAAGGATCAGCTCGCGGCGCATATACACGAAAAGGTATGTATGCAAAAAAGCGTGAGCAACATTTAGCCAGCGCGGAAACTTCTGAGAAATCTCGTGGTGTTACACAAAGTCCAAAAACTGATGCAAGATCATATAGTTGGACACATACCACACCATATAATAAAGGGTCAAGTGAATACGCAGCTGACACAAAGAAAGCTGAAAATTTACGTAAACCTAAAAAGAAAATTGCTGTAAAAAATCCGGTTCGTCCTGATCAATCATCAGATCGTATAAAGGATATTTTAAATCATCCACAGTATAAAAAACTTTCAGGACAATCATGAATACGTTCATTTCATTATTATTAGCAAGTCGTACACAGGCACATGTTTTTCATTGGCAAACACAATCGTTTTCTGTACATAAGACATTAAACGAATATTATGATTCTATTATTGATCTTATTGATGAAGTAGTTGAAGGATATCAAGGAAAATATGGCATTTTAAAAAATTTTATGACGCCTGCTAATATTATTGAATCTGAAGATACAAAAATCATGATTGATTATTTTGAATCTTTAGTAAAACTCGTTGAAGAAGAACGAAGTAACATTGTACAAGATACATTTATTCAAAATCAAGTTGACGAAATTGTACAGTTGCTATACACCACGATATATAAACTTAAGAATTTACAGTAACAGGAGTCATAAATGGCATTAAGCATTTTAAAAAATACACCCATACATACTGTTATTGCAGTATCAGGTGCAGGTGCAACTGAAACAATTAATTTATCATCAACGCTAGCTACCGCGTCACAAACACCAGGCACTCCTATTGTGCATATCAAATCAATTAAATGGTCTGTGCCATCAGGTAATGCAACTATCACACGTAATTCTGTGCAATTATGGGCTGTGACTGGTGCGTATGATTTAGATTTTCACGGATTTGCTGATGTGCGTGAACAAGGATCAAATATTGTTGTTGTGACACCTGCTGGTGGCGGTACAGTCATTCTTGAACTCATGAAGATTTCAGGATATGGTGATTCACAGCACATCAATCCCTTAACATAAGGTGACTTATGAAACTCATTAAAGAACTTGTTGAAGAAGTACAGTTCGTTGCTGAAGGCGCCGGACAACAAAAAAATTATTTTATTGAAGGTGTGTTTCTTCAAAGCAACATAAAAAATCGTAATGCTCGCATGTACCCTAAAGAGATCATGAAAAAAGAAGTAGATCGTTATGTTAAGGAGTATGTTGATTCAAAGCGTGCATTTGGTGAACTCGGTCATCCTGAAGGTCCTACGATTAATCTTGATCGTGTTTCACATATGATTGTGTCACTACGGGAAGATGGTGACAATTATATAGGGAAGGCAAAAATCATGGATACCCCGATGGGTAAAATTGCTAAGAATCTTCTTGACGAAGGTGCCAAGCTTGGCGTATCATCACGCGGGTTAGGAAGTCTAAAAGTTAACGAAGAAGGTATTAACGAAGTACAAGGTGACTTCTATCTCGCCACCGCAGCGGACATTGTGGCTGATCCCTCTGCCCCTGATGCCTTTGTGCAAGGGGTTATGGAAAATAAAGAATGGATGTTTTTAGAAGGTACATGGACATATCAAAACATGGATCAAACAAAGAAACTTATCGAACAAGCAAAGCAAAAGCAGTTAGAAGATGTAAAATTGAAAGTTTTCGAAAACTTTTTAAGTGCAATTTCTAAAAACTTGTAAGATATAACAATAAACGTTTATAAATATTATACAATTGAATCAATTACTTATAGGAGATATTCAATGTCAGTAGAAAACAAGATTAGAGAATTTCTAGGAAAAACTACTGTCGCTGAAGCCTATCCTGGGTTTGGGAAGTCAAAGGAAGAAGAATCACCGATGCAAGGTTCTTCTGAAAAGCCAACAACACAAACTCTTGATAAGGGCGCAGGCGCAGATGCAGCAATGAAAGCTGGACAAGCTACATCATTAGCTGCTGGTTCAGGTCCTATGGACAAGACACATCCAACACAAGGTTCCTCAAACGCAAATCCTGAAATGGAAGAATTAGGAACTGATGAACCTGGTAAAGTCGCATCATCAAAGGCGAAGAAAATGCCAGGATTACCTGGACATGGTGCTGGTAACGCCACAAACTTTACCACCATGACTGATCCTGCGTCTGTAGTCAATCAAGCAACTTCAAAGGGTAATGTCTACAAGGAAGACACTGACCTTGAAGTAGTTGAAGAAGATTTCATTTCTGAAGAAGAATTTAACGCTTTATCAGATGAAGAAAAAGCACAATATGAATTAATTTCAGAAGAAGAAATTGATGAAGCCATGAAGAAGGAAATAGAAGATGAAGAAGAAGAAATGGAAGATGAAGAAGAAATGAAAGCTATGAAGGAAAAGAAAATGAAGATGAAGGAAGATATGAATCTTGATATTCAAAATCTTTTTGCTTCAGACGAAAACCTTTCAGAAGAATTCAAGACAAAGGCCGCTTCATTGTTTGAAGCCGTCGTTACAGCTCGTGTTGCAGAAATTCGCGAACAGCTCGAAGAAGAAGTTGCACAAAAGGCAGCTGAAATTATCGAAGCTACAACACAAGATATGACCGATAAAGTCGATGCGTACTTAAACTATGTTCTCGAATCATGGCTTGAAGAAAATCGTGTTGCAGTTGAACACGGCTTACGCACAGAAATTACAGATGATTTCATTTCAGGATTACGCAATTTATTCGCAGAACACTACATCGAAATTCCAGAAGAAAAGTTCGATGTTATCGGTGAAATGCAAGAATCAATTGACACACTTGAATCACAACTAAACAGTAAGATTGAAGAATCCATCAAGTTAGTAAATGAATTGAATTCTTTCAAGCGTGAAAATGTTGTAACATCTGTTACAGAAGGTTTAGCACAAACTGAAATTGAGAAGTTCAAAACAATAATCGAAGATGTCTCTTTCGAAGATGAATCATCCTTTGCTGAAAAACTTAATGTAATCAAGGAAAATTTCTTCCAAAAGAAAACAACAGCAGATGAATCACACGATGATGTAATGCCTGAAAGCATCAATGAATCATCAACAACTGTAATGAAATACGCTCAAGCAATCAGTAGAACGAAGTTTTCTAAATAAACAAATATATAAATAATAACAATCAACAAAGTTTTACAAACACAGGAGAACGTAAATGTTTCTTTCAGAAAAGCTACAAGAAAAGTGGGCACCAGTTCTTGATCACCAAGAATTACCTGCCATCAAAGACAACTACAAGCGTGCGGTAACAGCCTTAGTTCTTGAAAACCAAGAAAAGGCCCTTCGTGAAGAAAAGCAAGCACTTTTCGAAGCCGTACACAATAACTCAACAGGCGCAGGCATTGACACATACGACCCAATCTTAATTTCATTGGTTCGTCGTGCGCTTCCAAACCTCATGGCCTATGATGTTTGCGGCGTACAACCGATGTCAGGCCCAACAGGCTTAATCTTCGCCATGAAGTCACGCTACTCAACAAAGAGTGGCACAGAAGCTCTCTTCAACGAAGCTGATACAGACTTCTCAGGTACAGGCACACACGCTGGATCAAACCCAGTTGACGGTGCATACACAACAGGTACTGGCGTTTCAACCGCAGCAGGTGAAGGATTCGGTGATACAAGTACCCTACAACAAATGGCCTTCTCAATCGAAAAGACCACAGTAACCGCTAAGACACGTGCTTTGAAGGCTGAATACACAGTTGAATTAGCACAAGACTTAAAGGCAGTACACGGTCTTGATGCAGAAGGTGAATTGGCTAACATCCTTTCACAAGAAATTCTTGCTGAAATCAATCGCGAAGTTATCCGCACAATCTACAAGGTAGCGAAGGCAGGCGCAGCTTCAACAGCTGTTCCAGGAACATTCGACCTTGACGTTGACTCAAACGGTCGTTGGTCAGTTGAACGCTTCAAGGGTCTTCTATTCCAACTAGAACGTGAAGCTAACGTAATCGCACAAGAAACCCGTCGTGGAAAGGGTAACTTCATCGTCTGCTCATCAGACGTTGCTGCTGCACTCGCCATGTCAGGTAAGCTTGACTACGCTCCTGCTTTGTCAACAGATCTACAAGTTGACGACACAGGTAACACATTCGCTGGTGTATTGAACGGACGCTTCAAGGTCTTCGTTGACCCGTACTCAGCTAACACAGGTGTTGCATCACAATTCGCAGTTGTTGGTTACAAGGGAACTAACGCATATGACGCCGGTATCTTCTACTGCCCATATGTACCGCTCCAAATGGTCCGTGCAGTTGATCCGAACACCTTCCAACCGAAGAATCGGCTTCAAGACACGTTACGGCATGATTGCAAACCCATTCGTTACAACAACAGATGGCGGCGCAACAGACGGTGATACATTCACTGCTAACCGTAACCACTACTATCGTCGCTTGAAGATCACAAATCTTCTATAAGACTCAGTAGTACAAATGATCAAGGGGAGTCTCGAAAGAGCTCCCCTTTTTCATTTCAGATAAATACATTATAGTGATTAGCATATCATTCACAACATAGTAATTTTAACACACCTGTCAACCGTTGTCAACCGAGAAATTTTTATGACACAAACACAAACAACAGAATGGGGAAGAAAGCAACCTGATAATCTTGACTTTCTCAGACCAAACGGATTTCGGTTCCTAATTCAAAGTTTACCAAAAGTCACGTACTTTTGCCAGTCAGCAAACATCCCTGAAATACGGTTAGGTGTGGCAATGCAACCTACACCGTTTGTAGACATTCCTCGTCCAGGTGAAAAGCTAGATTTCAATGAATTGACCATCAAGTTCATGATTCAAGAAGATTTGGCAAACTACATGGAATTATACAATTGGTTGATGGGATTGGGATTTCCTACGTCACGCGACCAATTTAAAAAGCTAACCGCAGGACAAGCCATCACAGGGCGAGATATTAATTTTAAAGCTGATGGTGGTGAATTAAGTGATGCTTCGTTAATCGTGTTGGGATCTGATAATCATCGTGTAGCCCAAATCAATTTTTATGATTGCTTTCCTGTGTCACTCACTGGATTAGAGTTTGACGTAAGCTCAACCAATACACAATACTTTCAAGCTGCTGCGGTGTTTAAGTATCGCCAATATGAATTGGAACGAGTAACACCAGAAGTATAACACTTGACAAACTTACACAATATGTGTATATTTTTGTATTAAATGATTGTGTGAGGATATATGAAGCTAACTGAGATTCAAGATTTGTGGAAAAAGGATTGTGAAATCAACATGACCGACCTTGGCACCGAAGCTACTCGGGTCCCAAAGCTTCATGCTAAATATTTGGCATTACTTACGTCATCAAAATTACAGTTACGTAAATCAGAAAGTGAATATCTGCGCCTTCGGAAGTTAAAGGAACGATACTTTCGCGGTGAACTATCCAAAGACGAACTTGATACGTTAGGATGGGAACAATACTTGTTGAATAAGCCGCTCAAAACAGAAATGGAAATTGTGCTGCAAACAGACGAAGATGTCATTCAACAAATTGACAAAATTGAATATCATAAAACAGTTGTTTATCAATTAGAACAAATTATTAAATCAATCAATAGCAGAACATGGGATGTAAAATCTGCTATTGATTGGTATAAGTTTACGAATGGTGGCATGTGATTACCATAACAAAAAAGAATGAAACGTATCTACATGTAGATGCTGAACCTAGCATCATGTTAGAACTTAGTGACTTTTTTACCTTTACCGTTCCTGGCGCGCAATTTACTCCGCAATATCGCGCAAAAATGTGGGACGGAAAAATTCGATTATACAATGTATACACGAAGGAACTATACATTGGGTTGCTGCCATATGTCGCAGAATTCTGTAAAACGAATGAATATCAGTATCAGAATAAGTGCGACTTCGTATATGATGATGCATCCAAGGCTGACGAATTTATTCAGTCATTGCAGTATCACTCAAATAGGGCAACCTATAGAAATACGGGATTATCAAATCAATGCCGTAAAAGAAGCGATTACACGAAACCGTGTGTTATTATTATCGCCAACCGCAAGTGGAAAAAGTTTAATTATTTACACACTCATTCGTTGGCATCAATCACATAACAGAAAACAATTAATTATTGTACCTACAACATCACTCGTCGAACAATTATATGGTGACTTTGCTGATTATGCTACAGCGCAGGATTGGAAAGTATCTGAAAACTGTACGCGCATCTATTCGGGAAAAGAAAAAACAACAGATGTTCCAGTAGTTATTTCAACGTGGCAAAGTATTTACAAAATGCCCAAAGCATTTTTTGAACAATTTGATGTTATCTATGGCGACGAAGCACATTTGTTTAAATCGAAGTCATTAACAACAATTTTACATAAGTGCGTAAACGCGCCATTTCGTATTGGTACCACAGGTACGTTAGATGGGACACAAACACATAAATTAGTGCTTGAAGGATTATTTGGGGTTACCCATAAAGTAACTACAACTCGTGAGTTGATGAATACACAACAGCTCGCAGAATTAAAAATTAAATGTATTGCCTTAGATTACTCTGATGCAGAAAAACAAACCTGTAAGAAATTTTCATATCAAGAAGAAATTGATTGGCTGGTAACACATCCTAAAAGAAATAAATTTATTAGAAATTTAGTATTAGATCGAAAAGGTAATACCTTGGTATTATTTCAATATGTTGAAAAGCATGGCAAAGTATTACATGAATTACTATCTGAAAAACTTGAACCAGGTCGAGAACTATTTTTCGTGCATGGTGGCGTCGAAGCGAAAGCGCGTGAACAAGTTCGTGCCATTACAGAAAAAGCGTCTAATGCGATTATTCTAGCATCCTATGGCACATTTTCAACAGGAATAAATATACGTAACCTGCACAATATTGTATTTGCTTCGCCAACTAAATCGCGTATACGCAACTTGCAATCTATTGGTCGAGGGTTACGGCTGGGTGAAAACAAAGTGGCATGTAAGTTGTTCGATATTGGGGATAATTTAGCATGGAAAGCACATAAAAATTATACATTGTTGCATTTGGTTGAACGTGTAAAAATATACAATGAAGAAGGATTCACGTATAAATTCATCAGTGTACCACTCCATGATTAATGACGATTATTTTAAAATCATCAAACTTAAGACAGGAGAAATGATCTTATGTGCCATGGCATCAGATGTTAAGTCTGTTGCTACGGAAACACATCTTTCAATCATTGAGCCGGTACAAATCATTCCACAGCAACAACAACGCCATAAGGGACAAGTAATTGGTGAGACATTTATTCTTCGTCCGTGGATTGGGATGAGTGATAGTGATGAATTTGTTATTAGCACCGACATCGTATTAACTATCGGTGATTTAAAAAGAGATGTACGCCAGCAATATGTGAATTATATTACACAAACAGTTGCAACGAAAAAACGTATTCGTGAAGAAGAAGCATCGTGAAGAAGCCGTTATGCAATTATTAACAGATGTGACGCCAGGTGAAGTAAAGATTATAGATATTGATGACCCTGAAGATGAATTTTACTATTATGAGGATGACTTAGATGAAGAAAGCTGAAAAAGATACTACCCGCCATTATATTGACAATAGTGTATTCCTGAAAGAAATTACGGCGTATCGTAATACCGTACAGGAAGCTATTAAGAATAATACCGAAAAGCCACAGGTTCCTGAATACATTGGTGAATGTTTTATTAAGATTGCAAATCAATTAGCATTTAAGAGTAACTTTATCAATTATAGTTTCCGTGATGATATGATTCTTGATGCGATTGAAAATTGCCTTACCTACATTGATAATTTTGATCCTAATAAGTCAAGCAATCCGTTTGCGTACTTTACACAAATTACGTATTATGCATTTTTGCGTAGAATCCAAAAAGAGAAGAAAAATCTACAAACTAAATATAAGTATATTGAGTCACTTGATTTAGATTCACTCATTCGCCAAATTCATGATGAAGGTGATTATGGTAATTCCTTTGTATCATATTTAAAGAAGCAAGCTGATTTGGCGAGACAGGAGATGACTGATACAGAGAAGTCAACGTCTACCGCGATCAAACGCACACCTAAATACCTTCAAAAATCCAAAAAAGATCCTGATATCTTAGAAATTTTGGAATAAACCTTGACATTTGTATCAGTATTATGTAATATTATATCATTCAATCATTGTGAGGTAACATATGCGTGTACGATACTCAGAAATCTTTTATTCCTTTCAAGGCGAGGCAGAATTAGCAGGCACACCTGCTGTCTGGCTTCGCTTTTTTGGTTGCAATTTAAATTGTAACGGATTTGGTCAAAAGGATCCTACAGATTCTACTACGTGGGTTCTTCCGTATGAAACGTTTGACGTTAATAGCGTCAAGCATGTAAATGACTTACCTGTGTGGAGTTATGGGTGTGATAGTTCATACTCGTGGTCACAGCGTTACAAGCATTTAGCACATGATGGTGATCCCACAGTCATTGCATCACGATTGATTGATGCGAACACCAGTGAACATAATCCTGAAGGATTGTTTGTGCATCCAGTAACAAACCAAAATACGATGTTGTGCTTTACCGGCGGTGAACCTATGTTGCAGCAAAAGGCAATGATAGAAATTCTACGTGAACTGCATCGTCGCGGTAACATGCCACGGATCATCACAGTCGAAACAAATGCGACCAAGGTATTGTCTGATGAGTTGAGCCGTTTTATTAACGTAGAATTTAAGGATCTAGGCGGTGTTCGTTGGCATTGGTCAATGAGTCCTAAGTTGTTCACGGTATCAGGCGAACCTGATGCTGTGAATCTTGAAAATATCAGGGATTACGCTTTGACTAATGCAACGTCCATTTTAAAGTTTGTTTGTAATGGGACCGACAAGAATTGGAATGAACTTGATACTTATGTAAAAAATCTTAGATCGTTCTGTGGAAGTTTCATGCCGCCTGTATGGGTGATGCCCGTGGGTGCTACAAAAGATGCACAAGAAGATACTGGTATCGGTAATCTGTGTATTGAGGCAATGAATCGTGGGTATAATGTCGCCACACGAAATCATTGTTATGTGTTTGGTAATGTAATTGGTCGCTAAATATACTATATACAACGTGAGGATATAATATGTCGTTAAATATTGAGAAGTGTGATCCCGTACTCGGGCATAAGGTTCATGAGCATCTTGTTTCTTTGGGTGTAGAAACTCCTTCTGCGTTTTGTGATTGGAACGCAAAGCGAAAGATTGCAAAAATTTCACGCAACTTCGAAACGATCATGCAAGTGTTAGGTATGGATTTAACAGATGATTCGATGTCTGAATCACCGACTCGTGTGGCGAAGATGTATGTGAATGAATTGATGTGGGGGCTTGATCCTGAAAACTTCCCCAAGTGTACGGTTGTTGAAAACAAGATGGGTTATGATGAAATGGTGCTTGAAAAGGGTATTCAAGTTATTTCATTGTGTGAACATCATTTTCAAACAATCGCAGGCACAGCGTGTGTTGCATATATTCCACGCAAAAAGGTATTAGGATTGTCAAAGTTAAATCGTGTCGTTGAATATTTTGCTCGTCGTCCACAGATTCAGGAACGACTAACGGAACAGGTTTATCATGCCCTTTCGTTTATTCTTGAAACAGAAGATGTCGCGGTCGTGATTGATGCCGAACATTTCTGTGTAAAGGCCCGCGGGATTCAAGATCCACATTCAAAGACAATCACTTCAAAGCTAGGTGGTGCCTTTAAGAAGGAACCTGAGCTTCGTGCTGAATTTATGCACTTGATTAAGGGCTAAATAATGTCACAGATTCAAGTAATGGTTGATTTAGAAACAATGGCTCGCGCAACAAATTCTGTTATTTGTTCGATTGGTGCGGTGAAGTTTTCAGTTGACGCCGGCATCATTGATACTTTTTATTGTACGGTTGATGCGGCTGATTGCAAGCGCTATGGGTTGGTTGTTGAAGCGCCTGTAGTTAATTGGTGGAGAAATCAACCAAAGGAAGTACTTGAATCATTGCGTAAAGATACTCTCCCATTGAAGGATGCATTAATAAACTTTTCAAAGTGGTATGGGTCAGTATCTTTACCTACGTGGGGTAATAGTGTAGCGTTCGATAATGTAATTTTACAAAGTGCATATGAAGCGGTAGGTATTAATCGTCCGTGGAAACATTGGGAAGATCGCTGCTATCGCACAATGAAAAATATTATTGTGATTGAACCTGATGTACGTGAAGGTACACATCATAATGCTCTAGATGATGCAATTTACCAAACAAAGCATTTATTAAAAATTTTAGGTAGCTAATATGACTTATAAACTTGAATATGTTATTTCTGGGTGCGGACGGATGCAGCTGTTTCACAAAGACATGCTCACCGATCCTGGCGTATTTGCTACATATAAACCATTAGTGAGTGAAATTGCGACAACCGTAAAAAATGATGTGCGTGAGTATAGCAAAAATAGTGATCCTGCGTTGTCAATGCTATTTAATGCCTTTACCGAAAAGGGATTCGTTAAGCCACAAAAAGGATTTCAATTATATAATTGGCTTGAGAGTGAAAAAGTATACGCAGATTCAGGTGGGTTGCAAATTGTTACGACTGGTAAATCTGTAACGCCTGAAATTAAAAAGCAAATTTATGCAACGCAAACATTTGCAGATTATGCGATGTGTTTTGACGTTATTCCCTTGACAAGTACCTCACTTGTACAGACAAGCAATGAACGATCAAACACAGGAAATAAGATTTTCGAAGATCATGAATTTGCAACGTCAGCAGAAAAAACGGCACAAAATATTAAAGAGCAAATTGAGTTCTTTCGTGAGAATAAAGCAAAGACAAAGGTCATTATTATTGTACAAGGAAATACACCACAGGACATGAAATTCTTCTTTGATACGATTGCCTCGAAGCTCACAGAAGAAGATTATGAACATGTAAGCGGCGTGGCTATTGCCGATACCTGTATGGGGAACGGTGAGCTTGAATCTATTAAGATGTTACATGCTGCACATTTAATTAGTCAAGATTGTCATCCGGCTGTTAGTTCCCACGTACACTTTTTGGGTATTGGGTCATTATATCGTTTACGTCCTATTATCTTTTTAATTCGATCAGGGTTTTTAAATACGTTTAAGCGTGTGTCCTATGATTCTACATCTCATACATCATGTTATGATATGGGATTAATTAAATTAAATGGAACGTGTAAGAGTTACGGGACACATAAAACACCCTTAGCCGTAGAAGTGTTTGATAACATCTATAAGTATTTTCATAATACGTTTGATAAGTTGGTAACACATGATCAATATAATCAATTAATTTTTGGTCTAGATGGTGAAAGTAGTTTGAAGTTTACTACTTTACGAGAAAACGCTAGAGCACTTGGTGGTAATGCACAAATTGCCGGAATGTTAATCAAGCAAGCACATACATATTATCAAGTACAAAATTTTATGAAACGTGCGGAAGATATTTGGGAAGAACCAGGTGATTCATCTCCTATTGGTCACCTCTTGAATATTCATACAGAACGTGATATATTACAATGGTATAACAATTTTAGTTCGCACGTAATGTCACATGGTATTCGTCGTCGGTCAAATATAGCTTCACTTTCAGCCCTGGATTAATTATGTCTTTAATTGAACAAATTGCATCAAAACATTTAGGTAAAGCAGGTGACGGGACAATTGTAAAGCCCTACGTTACACCTGACTTCATTGATAAATCATTATTAGTTCCTGTGCCGCGTGTACTTAATCGCACACAGTATAATATTGATGAAGCAAATCTCCCATTTATCGGCGTTGATGTCTGGAATGCTTATGAGTTCTCTGCACTCACAAATAATGGGTTTCCTGTTGTCGGACATGTGAAGATTGTTTATGGAGCATCATCTGAACATATTGTTGAATCAAAGTCTTTGAAGCTCTATTTGAATTCATTTAATATGTGCAAGTTAGGTGATCTACCTTCACAGGTTATTGATACTGCAAAGAAGATTATTGAAACCGATTTGTGTGAAATTTTAGGTCCTACGGTTTCTGCACATATCTTCATTCCTATCGAAACAAATAATCCAAAGAATCCTGTTCAAGGACAGTTCAAGAATCTTGATAATTTGAATACGATGGATATGCAATTTGATAAGTATAACGAAGCCCCTGACTTACTTACGTCAGAACATCATGTCAGTAATAAAGTTACGGCGGTGTACAGCTCAAATCTTCGTTCAAATTGTCGGGTAACGAATCAACCTGATTGGGGAGATGTATATATCTACATGCTCGGCAAGGAAACAGTATCTCCTGAGAGTATTTTACAATATCTGGTATCAATGCGAAATGAAAATCATTTCCATGAAGAAATTTGTGAATGTATTTACAAGCGATTGCATGATAAGTTCAATCCTGATGAATTGTTTGTAACATGCTTATACACCAGACGTGGTGGAATTGATATTAATCCAGTTCGTGCTTCATCGTCGTATTTACTGCTAAATCACGCAAAGTATTTAATTGATGCACACATGTATACCAAGAAAATGTGGAGACAATAATATGAAAAAACAAGCGGTTCTTTCTTTGAGTGGCGGGATGGATTCAACATCATTATTACTTCATCTACTTGCAAGAGATTATGAAGTAACGGCATTGAGTTTTGATTATGGACAAAAGCATCACTATGAATTAGAGTGTGCAAAGTCGGTTGCAAATTATTTGAAGCTTAATAAGTATCCTATTCGTCATGAAATCGTATCATTGAATATCGGATCGCTATTAAACTCTGCATTAGTTGTCGGCGGTGCAGAAGTCCCTGAGGGGCATTACGAACAAGAGAACATGAAGGAAACTGTTGTCCCAAATCGTAACAAGATTTTTTCGTCTATAATTCAAGCGGTTGCATTAAGTATTGCAAATCAAAAGAATTGTGATGTTGAAATTGCTATGGGAATTCACGCAGGTGATCACGCAATTTATCCTGATTGTCGTCAAGAATTTCGTGATGCCGACTTCACGGCATTTACGTTAGGTAATTGGGGTGCAGACAAGGTAAAGGTAAGCACACCATACTTGTACGATAATAAGTTTTCAATTTTATGTGATGCTGAACAATCATGTCAAACATTAAGCGTTGATTTTGATTTTATTTTTGCAAATACAAATACCTCATATAAGCCGGTGATGCACGATGAGGTATGGTATTCTGATTATAAATCAGCTTCATCAGTCGAACGTATTGAAGCATTTATTCGATTAGGTCGTCCCGATCCGGTTGAATATGCAGATGAAACAGGACCAGTTTCGTGGGATGTGGCTGTAACCCATGTAGAAAATATTCTTCTTCACCATTCGAGGTAATCATGAAATACTTTTCGACAAAGACATTTGGGAATGACCGCGGGATGAGTTGTGCTTTTCGTCAATGGCGCGCCGACTCACATTGTAATTTATTGCATGGTTACAGCTTAGGATTTCGCTTTATCTTTGAAAGCGATACATTAGATCATAGAAATTGGGTATATGATTTCGGCAATACAAAGTGGATTAAGGAATATTTAGATCATACATTTGATCATACCCTAGCCGTAGCAGATGATGATCCCATGCTTGAAGATTTCAAGCGTCTTGAAAAGCTCGGCGGATGTGATTTACGTATCCTCCCCGCAGTAGGGTGCGAACGGTTTGCCGAAATGGTGTACACAGACATTGCACCACAAATTGCACATCAAACTGACAATCGTGTGCGTCTTAAGAGCGTCGAAGTGTTTGAACATGGGGCAAACTCTGCTATTTTCGAGGCCTAAATGAAAGTCGCTATTTTAGCAGACACACATTTTGGCGCACGTAATGACTCACATCAATTTGATACGTTTTTTCGAAAGTTTTATGATGAAGTATTCTTTCCCTATATTGACGAACATCAAATTAAAACGATCTTTCATTTAGGTGACGTTTTTGATCGGCGCAAATATATTAACTTCAGTATTTTACATTCATGTAAACAATATTTTTTTGAGCAGTTAAAACAACGTAATATTGACATGACTGTGATTTTAGGTAATCATGATACCTATTATAAGAATACCAATGATGTGAATTCCTTAAATTTGTTATTAAAAGAATATCCCAACATCACGGTTATTGAAAAGCCCTGTAAGCAAATAATTGACGGGAAGACCTTTACATTCTCGCCGTGGATTTGTTCTGACAATTATGATGAGTCATTAGAGGTATTAAAAGATTCCTCAACCTATTGTATCGGGCATTTTGAAATTGAAGGATTTCATATGTTCCGCGGGGTCAAGAATGATGGCGGGATGGATCGAAATATGTTAAGTCAGTTTGATATGGTATTGACGGGACATTTTCATCACCGGAGTGCGGATGAAAACATCTATTACTTAGGTAGTCCCTATGAATTTACTTGGTCAGATTATGATGATGTGCGAGGATTTCATACCTTAGACATCCAAACACAGGAATTGGTATTCATCGCAAATCCAAACAAGATGTTTCATAAGATTTATTATGATGATACCAAACCAATTATCTACGATGCAAAAAATTACAAGCATGCGTGTGTGAAACTGATCGTAGTGAATAAAACAGATTATTTAAAATTTGACAAATTCGTTGAGTCGTTGTATATTAATGAAATCATTGAATTGACGATCCATGAAGATTTTTCTGATTTTGAGAGTCAAGCCATTGATGATAATTTAAATATTGAAGATACCATGACATTACTTTCTGAATTCGTTGATGCTACAGAAACGACAAAAGATAAGACACGGTTGAAAACGTTGCTAAAAACATTATATGTTGAAGCACAAAATATACAATCATGATTCATTTTCAAACAGTT